CCAGGCACATCCGCCGCATCCCGCGCTAACGCAGTTCTCGCTTCACTGGCCTCCGGTCGCTGGCCGCTGGGCATTCTCCCCAGAATCCTCACCCCCGCTTCCACCATCTCCCGAAACGCCCCCGGATCCTGCGCATACAACTTTTCCACCAACGCCGTCCGCCCCGCCCGCAATTCCTCCGCCGGCTTCCCCGCCGCCCCAAAAAGCACCGCATCAATCTCCGCCAGTTCCCGGGCCCGTTCCGCCGAGCTCTTTGCCTCCGTCACTCCTCCCGGATAAATCTCCTTCAACGCACGCGCGTCTTCCGGCGTAGCAAACGCCTCCCGATAAGCCGCCATCTCCCGCTGCGCTCTCTGCGTGCCCTCCCACAATTCCCGCGCCTCTTCCCCCACCCATGGATCCTTCATCTCCCGCGCCAACCACTCCGGCGGCTCCTGCGCCAATCCCCGTGGCACAGCCATTCCTGGCTGTGCGCTTTTCGCATCGTCCCGAGCGGAGGCCGCAGTGGTTGCGGCCGAAGTCGAGGGACACTGGCTATTACTGAAATGCTCGCGACTCGATGAACTGTCATCAACTTCCTGCCCCTCCGGTTCCATCCCCAATATCTGCTCATCCGTCAGCGCAAAAATCTCAAGCGCTGCACTTTCGCCAGCATCCCCAAGCATCAACGATTCATTCCCACGCATCTCTTCACACTCCACACAAAAAAAGAGCGCAGCATCGCCGCGCCCACCTCTAAACTCTTTCACCAAGCACTAGTCACCACTCACTTCCCCGTCCCCATCGCCCGCAAATGCGCCTCCGCATGCGCCCGCACATTTGCAAACCCCGCCGGATTTGTCATCCGAGCGCTCTGCCCGGCTTCCGAATTCGCCCACCGCTTGCACTCCTCAAATTCCACCGCGTGGTTATCGAGCAGCAAATCCACCGCCACCGATGGCAGCACAACGGTGTGCGATCCTCCGCCTCCCTCCGGATCGCCGTACGCTGTTTTCTGATCGCCAGCTGACACCGGCACCTGCACCACAATCGGCGCCGCTCCCAGCAACACCTGTATCTCCCGCAACTGCTTGTTCCTCGAATCCTCTCCCGGCACAACCAACTCCGTCAGCCCCAGCACATTCTTGATGTACCCAATATTCGCCGGATCAGCCATCGCCTCTTGAATCAAGGGATCCTTCAACCCAAACAACTGCTGCAACACGCCGCGCTGCTGCGACTTCAACCGCGGGAAAGTCTCATCTGCCTCCGGATGCACGGCGATGTTCCCCTTCAAATCCGCCACGCGAATCATCCGCGCGTCCAGCATTCCGTCCGGCCCCAGCAGCGGCACGTCCACATCCTCCGGCCGGTTCTTCCGAAACGATTCCACGCCCAGCAGCATCACTTCGCCATAAAACTGCTTCAGTCGCCGCCACACCAATCCCAATCGCCCCAGCGCCTGGTCCCGAGCCAGCGCATACCCACTCGCCGTCTTCACGTCCTCCATGTTTCCGCCAAACACCGCGGGAAACAGTCCCGTCAAAAATTGCGCCACCGGCCCGATCAAATCCTGCTGATGACGAATCATGTCCGGAGGCACCTGCGCCGGCGCGGGCTGAAAAAATCCCGCCGCCAATGGCTGCCCCGGCCGCGCCCGCGCCGGAAAGTGCGCCGCTGGCTCCGCCACCTGATTCGCCAGCGCGTCAAAATCCAAAACCTGCGGGTCCGCATAAATCGGCGGAATCCCGTACTCGTAAGTCTCCGCCTGCATGTTGCTCAGCACGTTGTAGCGTTCCTGCACCTGCACCAGCGAATCGCCCACGCTCGGACGGTTCTGCCCGTCGCCCGGCAGCGCATGCAGCACCCGCCAGTGGTCGTCCATGCTTTCATTCCGCGCTTCGCAATACGCGTCGCCGGCAAACGCCACGTAACACCCATCCGGGAAAAGCGCCAGCAACTCGCGCCGCACATCCTCGTCTTCCACCGAATAAAACGCCCACGGCCGCAGCCACGTCCGGTCAAACGTAATCAGATTCATCAGCGCATCGCCAGGATGAATCGAAGGCAGCCCCTGCTCCACGCTGATTCGCGAAACGCGGGCGTACACATCCTCCGCGCCCTGCGAAGGCGTCGTCTCAATCTTGTTTGCCGCGTGCGGATACGTCGCCTTCAACTTCGCGCGATGCACTTCCGTCTGCCACTGCAAGTACGGAAACTCATGCATCTCATTCGCCCACACCGGCGTATTCAATTCCAATCCGCCCGCAATCGAAATCACTTCCTGCCCATTCGCCACCCGCCGCGTCTCCACCACCCGTGGCACCGTAACCCGCTCCGCCCTCTTCAGATCTTTCTCATCGAACTTCGCCCCACACCCCGGACAAACCCCGGTAGCGCCGGCTTCCAGCCGGCCAGATCCGCCCGTCGCACCGTCGTCTTCCTTTAGGGGCGCCTTTACGCCGTCTTCTTCCTCCCCCCTCAGCGACCTCTGCGTCTCTGCGTTAAGCTCTTCCCCTCCCGCCTCCTGATCGCTGTTATCTGATCGCTGATATCCCTCAACCGGAGTCTCCTTGCCACACTGAGGACACTTCCAAACATCCTCTCCCAGCGGAATCTCCACCCCCGCCACAATCTCCTGCTCCCGAAACCCAAACCGCTGCCCATCAGCCACGTACCGCACATACGCGCCCAGCTTCCCATCCGTCCACAAAAAATATCCAATCGATGTCAGCAGTTGCTCCACATGATTGTTCCGCTCCACCAACTCCGCCACGTCGCTGGCCGCCTTTGCCGCCGCAATATCCACCAGCGATTGCGCCGACTGCGGATAAAACCGCACGCTCGGCACATCCTGCGAAAGCACGGCCACAAACGAAAGCCCAAACCCCTGGTAAAAATTCGTCACAAACTGGTAGCGCGGCATCTCCTCCAGCGCGCGGTCGTCATTGAACTTCTGCTCAAACGGCAAATGCCAGTTCATATCATTCGGGTTCCACCACGCATACTGCAGTCCCTGCCAGAAAAGCCGCGCCTGGCGAACCCGCCGAATCTCATGCCGCCGCGCCGTCACACCCTCCTGCCGGTACTGCCGCACCAACTCCCGCAGCGCATTCACCAGCTCCGGCCGCTCCTCCTCCAGCAACTCAAAATTCGACCCCAGACCCGCGCCGTACTTCGACGCCTCTCGCCCCGAATTCCCGTCCGCTGGCGCCGTCATTCCCGGCTCCCAACCCGTCATCGCGCTCTCTATGCCGTTGCTAATCATTTCTTCTCCGCGACCTCTGTGCTCTTCCTCTGCGCCCTCTGTGTTAAATCTTTCTTCCGGTCATTCCCCGCCCAATGCCTTGATCGCCTCACTCTCATTCTTCCTCTGTATCTGCTGCCACGATCTCCGCCGCATCCGCGGCAACTCCACCGGCTTAACCGCCTCCGCAAACTCCACCGGCGGAAACCCCGCCGTCCCCAGTAACGAATTCATCAGCGCGCGATTCTCCATCCGCAGCCGCAGCACTTCCCCCTCCAGCATCCCCACATACCGCGTCGTAAACGCCCTCTTCAACAGTTCAAACATTCCCCACCCAATGTAGCGGCCGCCTTCCGAGGCGGGCGCCTTCCCTTGGTTCTGTCTCCCAACTATCGGATTACATGTCAGACATGCCGTAAGACAATTGCCAGACATTCTGATACAATCGCTCTTAGGAGCCCACCATGCCTGCCCGTTCCAACCGCCGCAAAATCTCCACCACTGTCGCTCCCGAAACCCACGCCTTCCTCAAATCCCTCATCCGCCGCGGCAAGGCCGCAAATCTCGCGGAAGCTGTCGATAGTGCGGTAGCCTTCGCCCGCAGAACCGAATCCCGCAAACGCCTCGCCGCCGCCACTGCCGCCTACTACGATTCGCTCGAAGGCGAATCTCTGCGTGCTGAACGCCGGCTGGAAAAGGCCATCTCGAAAGCCTCCTCCAAGGTAGATTTCGATGGCGAGTAGACCGCCGACCGTGCGCGCCCCAAGGCGCGGTGAGATTTGGACGGCCTTTCTAGGTGGACCAGGTCAGCAGCGACATTGGGTCGTAATCGTCTCGCTCGATGCCCGCAATCTCAGTGAACGAGCTCAATCCGTCTTGATCGTGCCCTTTTCTTCAAGCCTCGCCGAAAGCCCCACAACGCTAATCCTGCCCCAAGGCGAAACCGGCCTCCCCGGCCCATCCTGCCTTCGCGCTCACTTCATTGCCACTATTTCCAAATCCCAACTCATCGCTCGCGAGCCTCGCCTTCTCTCCGACCGCCGCCTCCGCGAACTCTGCCTGCTCATACGCCGTTCGTTCGACCCCGACGCTCCGTATTGATTTCTGGCACTTTCAATCTCAGCTCGATCAATTGTGCGAGTGCTTCTCCGGTTCCTTTACCTCCTTAACTTCCTTTACCTCCATTTCTTTCCGAATTTCTGCGGCCCCAACTGCTTCTTCGCCTCCGCCTGCAACCTCTGCTGATGAATCGCCCGTGAAGTCGGATCCTCCGCCGTGATCTGCCTCTCAATCTGCACATCCACTGGAATCCCCGGCACAAATCGCGCCGTTCCATTCCCAAATTCGGGCGGAGCCTGCCCCGCCCCGGGTCCGCCTACAGCGGATGCCCCAACACCGGCATATCTCACGCCGGGAACCAGTCCATAACGCGCCGCGTCCGCCGCGTCATCGCCTTCCATCTTCCGCACATCCTCCACGCGCCGATCGTCCCGCACCAGCAGTGGCAAACACTCGATCAGCCGCGGACAATTTTCCGCAATTATCCACGCATCCCGCTCCAGCAACTGGTACATCAACTGCCATCCGCCAATCCGGTCGTCATTCGCCGGCACCGGCCGAGGCAATCCGTTCTGCTCCAGCACATCCCCTAACTGCTCCGCAATCGAAGCCTCGCTCGTCCGCTTCGCAAACGCATCCGGCGACAAATAAATCTCGCGGATCCTCTCCCGCTGCGTCCGCTCCGCTATCGCCTGTCCCAACATCCTCGGCGACAACTCGCTCTGCACAAACTCCCGGTACGTCACAATCCGTGTCCTGTGTTACGTGTCCCGCGTCCCGAAAGTATTGGGTGCCGCACCCTCCGGTTTTGAGGGTACGGTTTTTTCTTCCTCTTTCCGGATCACGGGCCACGCACCACGGGACACGTCCTTTGCCCCATGCCAATACACCGCGCTAGGATGCTTAAATCCCCAATCAATCGAAATCCACCGCGGAGCCCAATCCTCCAGCCGCAAAGCCTCCGCCCGACCCGTGTGCCGTCCAATCTCAAACAAATCAAAATACTGCCCCTCCAGAACGCTCCAATCCCCTTCCAAGAACGCCCTCCGCAACCGGTCCGGCAGCGCCGCCAGTGTCTTCTTGTAGTTCACGTCATTCGCATAAATCGGATTGTCCTCAATCCGCGCCCGCACAAACTCATACTCGCTCGCATCGTAAAGCTCCGGCCGCTCAAACCCCGCCGGCGCCACCTTGTCCACCCAAAGCGCCTTCACCCACGCATGCCCGATATTCCCCGGATTTGTCGCCCCCGCCATGCACGGACGCGTCCCAGGAATCGGGCACCTGTTTCGTGAACTCAAAAACTGCCACTGCTTTAAGGTGAAATGCGTCAGCTCATCTATCCCAATAAACAAAAACTCCGCGCCCTGGTATTGGTAGACATCATTCTCATTCCGGCAGTACCCGAAGCGTGTCGTCGATCCGTTTTTCCACGTCACCACATGCTTCGCTTCGTTGTAACTCAGATACGCGGAACGTGGCACATCCCGCCGGAACTGCGCGAGCAGCGAACTCTCCAACTCCGGGAAC